CCAGCCACAGATCGGCCGTCGACGACGCGATGCAAGCCGGCAGCCGGGCGAGAAACTGCCCGGTGTGGTCGCCGACCTTGCCCTGGTTGTCGACGTAGCTCGGAAACAGGCCGGTGCGCGCCGCGATCATGGCCGCATAGCCATACGCCTCGGTACCGAACGCCGTCGCGGCGATGGTGTGGCAATTGCCAGAGAAGCTATCCCCCAGAAGGCCGAGACCTCGACGGATGGGTTGGCGGCGCTGGGCCGAAATTACAAGAAGGCTCATCTTGACACCTCGTAGACTGCGCCGCCGGCGGGTGTGAACCGTGTTGCGGAATTACCGAGCTGGAGAAGATATCCACCGTCAGCGGTGAAGGTGTCGGTCACAACCCAGCTCTCACCAGCTTGCTTTTCAACCGTCACGCTACCGCCGTTCGCTTTGACGATAAGCATCGTCTGCCCCATGTATCTCTGAATTGACTGTTTCGTCGCCATTTAAAAGCCCGTTACTCATGGGTAATCAGTTGATGAAAGGATCGCGCACTGGCCCGTCTTTCTGTTCGGAAGCAGCCAAAAGCTTTTCCCGCTTCGCCCGCTCGCGCCTCAGTACAGTCGAGCAGGCCGGGGTTAGGCTTTGACGATCTTCACGCCAGCACCTTCAGTGCCCGGCCGTAAAGCGCCTGCCGATCAGCCAGGCCGTTCGTGCCGCCGTTGATGCGCTTGGTGATGGTCAGGAAGTCGCCCTTGTCGGCCAAAGAATTCAGCGCTGCCCTGTGCCAGAACCACGCCGCCGACATCGCAGCGTGCTGCGGTAGCTCGAGCAATTCGGGATGGTTGACCAGGTCCAGGCCCAGCGCTTCGCCGCACGCCTCGTAGTTGGCCCGGCCGGTGATCTGGATCAGGCCGCGCCCGCGGTATAGCTGGCCATCGCCGTCGGCCTCGGGCGTGTTACCCAGGCGTTCCGCCAACTTGCCGGTGTCGTACTTCGACAGGTAGGCGCTGCCACCCAGCTCGCGCACGTAACGCAGTTGACCGGACTCGTGGCCCACCTGAGCAATGAACGCAGCAACGCGCGGCACTGTGACGATCTGGTACTTGCTCATCGCCGTGTTCAGGACGGGTGCAAAGACGCCGGCTTTCTGACCGGCGCTCGGGAGGATCTGCAGCAACTGCTGCGTGGTGATGGGCATTCGGTTTTCTCCAGGCAAAAAAATACCCGCTCAGTGGCGGGCGATTTGGCTTCGGCGTCTGTCAGGCAGCCGGTTCGTCGAGCATCATCGGTGCAGCGGCGATTTCAGGGGTGGCGGGTGCGGCCGGCCAGACCGGTGCCTGATACCAAGTTGGCTGCGCGGTGACTTTGCCCAGCGCAAACTTGTAGGCTTTCCAGGCCTTGAGAACCGGCGCGAGTGCAGCCGCTTCCGCCTCTTCCTGCTCGGTCGCCTCTCCGGCTTCGATTCCGTAGCCCAGCGTTTCAATACGGTCCTGAATACGGGCGATCTGGAGGGCGGCGGCGGTGTTTCTGCTGTTTAGCACTGCCTTGGCATCAGCCAGGATGCGCGCAGCGGTCGCGGCATCTTTCATTTCTCGGGTGATCAGCTGGGACCAGTCTATGTTGCTCATTGGCCTGAGACCTCGTTGATTAAAAATATCGGCGAGTGCACTTCTGGTAAAGGCCTGGGGAGTTGCACAATACCGTCAGGGACCTCTACAAGATCTACGGGGTATGCCTGTTCAGGGCTATAGTTGGCTGGAACAGGCATAATTATGTGGATAGTCAGATCACTATCATACTCAACGTCACCCGCAAACCATTCAGAAGAAATTGCAGATCGAGGTAATGTCGAGCCAGCCGACATAGCGGAAAAGTCATACGTCTCCCCATTCAGAATCAACACGGCCCCGGCTTTCTCGACAATCAAGGTATCGTCCCGGCGCTGTGGTGCAAGTTTAATGATCATTAGAACCACCTTCCAATAGCTATGTAGCAAAGATAGGAGGACGCAGTATTTGACGGCGATACAACTCTACCGATAATACCGGTAGAGGTTGCGCTACCGTCGGATGCACCCCAACAAAAATAACCGTTGGACGTAATTGCCTGCATCGTTACCGCCGGAACAACAGCAAACGGTGCAGGGAACACGAAAGAAACACCACCCGAGTAGAAGACCGGCCCACCCCCCTGACTAGCAGCCATTGGATTTGGCGATATCCCTCGGCAAATCATAGTGCCGTCCATATACTTTGTGAACGTTCCGCCGTTTAAATTACCCGTTTCTATTATAGCGCCTGTTGGCAAGCCTCCTGACTGTGAGACAGTTCCCACCGAGTTGCCTTCGTGGTATAGCGCTCGAGCTACAGCACCCATCGAAAACCCGCCAATCTTAAATTTATTATCGGTATCGATACCTAAGTGAAGCCCAAATGATCCATCCCGAATAAAGGTCATGACCGCAGACGCGTTATTGTTGTTGCCGTTACCAATCCGTAAAGCTGTATTGCCGTCGTTATTAGAAGAACTGATTGCAGCTATACCGGGCGGTGCCCCAGAAAAAAGGCTTGTGCCTATGGATGAGTTGCCTACCCCGATGCGGATACCACCAAGAGCCTGGATTGCTTCGCCCGCAGTCTTCTTGCCAGTGCCGCCCTGCTCAACTGAAAGGGCAGTCGTCAGGCCCGACAGGGAAAGGATGTCGCTGTTGTTCCCGCTGGCTGCCGCAGCCAGCGCCGCGCGCACACCTTCCCTCGTACCAGATGTGCCAAGCACCGCCAGCGTGGAGCCGAACTGGTTGACCAACGCCCGGAGTGCATCAGCGGAATCCTTGACGTAGCCCTGCAGCGGAGCCAGCGCATAGCCGCCCGCGTTGTTGGTCGCCCCCTGATAGTTCGGCGCAATCGACATCGCGGTGTTGCTGGCGATGTTTGTCACCTCATACCAGCCGCCATCAGGCCCACGAAAGCCATCGCCGACCCGGCTGTTTGCGATGAACGCAGTGCCGGTGCCAATCACCGCGTTTGAATTTTGGGTAACGGAAACCGTCCCGGTCTTATACCAAGGCATAGTCAGTACTCAATTAAATTGTGACGATCAGACATTCATCTTTGCGAAGACTGCCGGTAGAAAGAATGCTGTAGGATTTGAAGCTGCAACAGTGATCGCGTAAAGCTTATTGTTCGGAAAATCCCACCAACAATATAGCGCCCTTGCTATAGCACTACCTGAGTTTAGCCCCATGCCAAATGAGTTGATCAGAAGATACTCATTCTCGGGAAAGTTGAACGGCACTGAGTAATAAACCCTCACAAGGTTCTGCGATGAGTAATCGAATTTCTCATGAGTCCAGGACTGGAATGAACGAGTGAAATTGGCACTCGGCGTACCCGAATCAAATAGCAGGTTAGTCGCGCCATCCCATAGACGCATGCCAAAATCCGCTACCGGCTGCGCCGCAAACTGCGCGACGAAATACCGTCCATTGGGTTGGGCGGTGTTCACGTCATAGGCCCGGACATAAAAGCCGGTCCAGTTGCCAGCCGAACCCACCAGGCGCATAAGGCATAGACCTGCAATTGCATTAACGGTGTCCGGACGCACAAAAACCAGAGGCGGCTCTTGCGAGGTAACTGGCCGAGGAAAGTAGGTGGTCGAGCCAAGCCCGCTTTCCTCGGTCGGCTGGTAACGCCCAGAAGCAATTACCATCAACCGCGCATATTGAGAATCGAGAACTACCACATTGCTGTTGTTGGAAAATTCCAGGCCATATGCATCCGCCATTATGAAAACCTCATAACAATCAGCCTCATAGTCCCGGAGGATACAGTGCTTGATCCATAGGTTCTGGTGTGGTTGTAGACTCGCGCAACCCCATCAACCAGCTCCGTCTCATGCTGTCTTTGATTGTTGTCGTAAGTGCCAGACGGTATGACTATTGCGACACCGTTACCCGGCCCCACTCCCGGCACAGCAAAGTCCTGACTGGTCTTTGCTGCACCAGAGAAGGTAACAAGTGTCGACAAAACAACCCGAATCGTAAATGACGTTTCATCCAGCTGGAGCGCACTATCTGCGCCCCATACCATCATTCCGTTGCTCATTCGCTGAGATCTCCGAGCTGCACGCGCTTGACGTTGTTTGTGTCGTAGACACGCACCGAGCGATTGGTGACCACCAGCCTGCCGCCGCCAGCGCCTGAGCCGTTGATCTCTAGCGTTCCATCCTTGCGCAAGATCCATCCGCGCTGCCCGGAAACATAATCGGTCGAGCTGATGAAACTGCCGATCTTGGCGTTGGTGATCGTGCCGTCCATGATGAAGGTAGGACCGAGGAACAGCTGGCCGTTCTGGGCAACGAACGGTGTCGATATGGCACCGCCCGCCAAGGTATTCACCAGCGCAAACCGGTCAGCCGACATAAGAATCTGGCTTTGCAGGACCCCGCCAACGTTCTCTATCCCTGCAGCGATTGCCGCCATGACGTACTGGCCGTTGGCGTTGACTTGCAATTTGACGGTATACATAGCCGCCAACTTTCCGGCTGTGTCCGCATAGGCGGTAGCCGTTTGCTGGATCGCTACCGTGTTCTTCGTGGTCGCATCATTTGCAGAAGCGACAGAGGCAGAAAGCTGCTGAATAGACGAAGCAGTCGACGCCAGATTGGTAGTGACGACCTCCCTCAGCTCCGTGACCCGCCCAGTGTTTTCGCCAACCGAAGCGGTCAGTTGCGTAACGGTGCGAGCTGTTGCCTCGTTCTGAGTGGCTCTAACCGTTGCTTCCTGCACAATGCTGGCCGAGCTGTTGTAACCCTTCAATGCGTCAGCCAGCTCGCCTTCCCCATCGTCGTCCCTGTAGGACGCTTGCAACGCCTGCATGCTGGATGCCTGAGCAATGATCGTGGCACCCTGCTGGCTTACGCTGGAGTTGAGCGCCGCCACTGCTGACGACGTCGCCGATTGCTCGGCACCCAACACTGCGTTGTTGTCTTTCCAGCCGCTGAGCGTGGTGCCTATTTCAAGCTGAGCCCGCGTGTACTCTGCAAAGCCCGCGCTGACAGTGTCCGAACCATACAGCCGGAAGTAGACCTGCACAGAGGCAGTCCCGGCCGGCAGGTTCGGGTAGTCGTAGACAATTCGCTGAGTGCCGCCAGTGGCCACGATTAGAGGACCCGAAACAGTCACAGCATCGGTGCCCGCAGCGTTAACCCCTTGGATGAATATCTTGAACGCCAATCCCGCAGTGGCACGCACGTAGCACGACGCAACCACTGAGTTACCTGCTGTGACCTTTGGCCGGTAGCTTGCAGGTGAGACTCTGATGCCGCGATAACTGTTTGAGAGGTTCAGGCCAGTAACGTCAAGGCGCTGGGATTTCTCGGAGCTGACCAGCCAAGACGGCACGATCGAAGGCACACCGGTGCCATCTGACGCGCCTGAATCCGTGATCCAACCTTCGGCAGTGCCGAGAGACGCGCTTTCCTTGTTGAACGTCGGGTTGAAAAACAGGTTCTGCCCGCCCGAGTTTCCGAGGCTCGCCGTCACGCTTGTTATGGCCTGGCCTTGCGCCTTTATATCCTGGCCTTGCTGCGTGACTGTGTTGCTCAGCGCCTGCACCGTGGTGCTGCTGGCTTTACCGGCCAGCTCAGTGTTGATCGCCGTAATGGCAGAGCCTTGGCTGGTGAGCTTCCCCTCGGCATCTGTGACACGATTACCGAGCGACTGCACGCTGCTGGCCGATGCCTTGCCGTCCAGAGACGTTTGCAGGCCGGTGATCTGTTGCGACTGGGCGGTGTTGACGCCCTCGATGGACGTAACCTTCGTTTCAACGGTCTGCACTCGCGACGCCAGACCCACGGCCGTGGCCACCGCCTGGCCCACGTTCAGCCAGTAAGTGATGTTCGGCGGTGGCGTGTTAACCGGCACATTCTGCGTGGCTTGGTAAATGATGCCATCAGCACCCAGCACGCCCTGCCCGGCCGCGTAGGTCTCACCCGGCTTGTAAGGCATGGAATCGGCGAGGTCTGCAATACTGTCGATCTGCTGCTGCAGTTCCGCTCTGACAGTGCCCAGCGCATCATCAGCGTCAGATATCTGCTCGGCCAGCTCAGCTTTAGCTGCCGCCAAGCGGTCGTTGACCGAACCCGGCCCATTGCCGTCGATCAGGTCGATTTTCTCCACCAGGTTCTGGCCGAGCTCGGTTTCGGAAATCTGCCCGGCAATCATTTCAAGGATCGGCCCGGCGTCGCTGCCGGTCTGCCCCATGACGCCGATACCGGTCGGATACCACGGACCAACGTTCCCGGTCCGGTCTACAAGCCTCGCCCAGAAGAAGAACGTCACGCCCGCCATTAAGCCCTGCATGACGTGCTCCGACTGCGGATAGGCCAGGTCACTGAGCTTCGTCGCCTTGGCCAAGTCAGTAGTCTGCCCATACCAGATTTCAGTGCGCTGCGTGTCTTCTGCGCCTGGCGGGAAAGTCCATTTCAGCTTGATGCCGAAGATCAGCGAGGCGGCAGTGAGCGAGGTGACGGCAGGTGGCAAGCTGGTCTTGCCCTGCAGGTTCGTCAGCAGCGACGTAACCGGCAGGGACGATACGTTTAGCGCGCTGACAGCACGCACCCTGGCCATGTACTGGCCGGAGTAAATGCCGGGCACGTCAACCGACTGCTCGCCAGTGCGCGGCATCTTGACCCACTCACGCGAGCCCCAGCGCCATTCCACGTCATACGAAACTGCGCCAGGCGCAGCATCCCAACTGATGGTCATGTTTGTGACAGCGATACCCTGCTCGATCACGACGTGCTGGGTCACAAAGACAGCGCCCGGCGCGGCCTGCACGCCCACCGGAATGCCGCTGATTGGGCGAATATCAACCACGGCACCGAAGTCGATCGCGTCGAACTTGCTCGGCTCGTGCTGGATGCACTCGAGCTGGTACTGGTGCCATTCCGGGCGCGTGATGTTGCGCACCAGAAACTGCATGGTTTTCAGGTCGTCGTATTCGAGAATCCAGCCGCATTCGGCTTCCGGTACCTCGCTAAAGCTGGCCGCGAGGGTGACGCGACGCCCATCCAGCGAGCTGATCACCCGCGCCTCTGTCTTGCCGCTAGGCAGGTTCACGCGAAGCTTGGCACCGGTCGAAAGGTCGATATCCCGGTCAACGGTGATTACCCGCCCCGCCACCGCGCTGATACGCCCGCCGTTTGCCCTGCCGGCCAGCATGGGGTCGGCCACGGCGATGATCTGGCCGGTTTTCGGAATGCCGCCGTCCAGGCCAACGCGGAATGTCCCACCCCTCGTTTGCGTCTGTTCGGTGATCAGCGCGTACTGGCCCGCGCGCTGCGCCTGGGC